TAAAGGAGATACAGAAATGAAATTTGTATTAGTAATAGATGTTGCTGATGATGTGGCAGAAGCCTATGAAGACTTCACAGTAGATTATGACTTACGAGGTACACCAAAAGAAGACCAAACAGTAAATGAGAGCATCAAATACATTGAAGATGCAGAGCCAAGACCTTTGCCAAAAAAAATGAAACGAAGAACAACAGATGGAGCAGTCGATTTAATTTACGCTACAGGTTATAACAAATGTCTTGAAGACATAACAGGAGAAACAGAATGAAAGCATCGGCAGAGGTTGAGGTTGTTCCTCTTTGGTTTATCAAAAAATGGACAAAAGAAAATTGTGATGAAGGAAGTGCATTATCTTTCTTTATAGAAACAATGCTTAAAGATTGGAAAATCGAGGAGAAACAGAATGATAACGATTGAAGAACGTATAACTGTCACTCACGATGAGCCAATTGCTAAAGACTATCGCATACATTTGCTTGAAAAAGATGGATGGCAGATAAGCGAAGATACAACGGCTGTCACATACAAACGTATTCAATGGATTGGTTTAAAGGGAGATACAGAATGCTAGATACTGAAAAACTAATACAAGCTATTCTTTTTGGAATAGAAGCAACAAGTGGGAAAGATGATTATTCTGTTGGTTTGAGAAATGGAATGAGGTTGGCATTATCCATAATAACGAATGAAGAACCCAAGTTTGAAATGACAGTAAAAGATGAAAGCAATAGCAATTTGGGAGAAACAGAATGATATTTAAGAAAAAACAGAAGCCGATTGATCGGTACTGGGAAAATGAAGAATACATGAAGCTTCATTATCTTGATATCAAGGCAAGGCTGAACGAGTCGCAAAAGATCCTGAAGCTGGTCGATGGCGGAGAATACGAACAGACAAAAAGAGATATTCTCCGTTATCTCGATGCTCTTGAACAAAAGGCGATTCCGGATGTGGACAAGGAGATATTTGAATGATGATTGAGAGTGACTACATTCAGATCGACTGGATGCGGAAAGAGCTTTATGAAAAGTTATATAAGAGAGAAATCAATTACGATACGCTGAAAGTCTATATTGATTTAATCGCAAAATGGCGAATGAGGTGTGAAAAGAATGATAATCATTAAAATCATTTGGATCATGATCCTTGCGGTTATCAGCTTGGCGATTCTTGCTGGGGCGTTATGGGTGCTTAGAGTAGCGGTTGACTGGTGGCTTGACATCGATTACGTCAAAAAAATCAGGGAGTTCATCGAACATGAATAGGTATCGGATTTGGGATGGTGACGTGCTGGTATGCGAAGGTGCGAGAAACTATGTCTGTATGAAGATCCATAGAGCCAAAACGACAAACCTGAACGATTACGCAAACCTGAAAAGAAAAATATGCGGTAAGTACGATGTTGAAATCGTCCTTGAGGATGATGAAGAAACAAGACGGGAAAAGGAAATCATTGATAATCAGATATTTCACCTTAGGCACAAAGAACTGACCGTGGCGCTTCCGGACGTGGAAAGAAACATAAAGATACTGGAAAAACACGGCATTAAGGCAAGAAAGCTTGAAAGAGAAGACATCGGGGATAAAAGAAAGAAACGAAAACCTAAGAAATACTATCTTTTGGAGGCGGTGGATGGATTATAAAGCGTTCAAAAACGAGCTGGAAAATTACTATAAGCATTTAAAAAACAAGGATGATATCGAATCCGAAATCGAAATGATCTTATATGAAATGACCGGCGTAAAGGGAATCAGGTACGACAAAGAGCCGTCGAGCTACAATCCGGAGCTGTCGGCAGAAAAAAGGTTAGAACTGATTGAACGCAAAGAAGAAAAAGAAATCGAACTAGACTATACAAACGCTTCAATTAAGTACATCGAAATGAAGCTCAAGAAATTGCCTGAAGAAGACAGAAGGATTTGCCTGAAGATCATTTCCGAAGGTGTATCAGCCGAAAAGATAAGGCGTGAAGTCGGATATTCAAAATCAGGAATTTGGAAAAGGATCAAACGGGAGTTGACGGGAATTTTATGACAGAGAAAGGAAAACAAAAAAAATGAAAGACGAGTGGCACGAAAAATTGCTGAATAAGTATATGTGCATAACAAGGCATTTGATTGACGAAATATATAAGATTAGTGGTGATGAGGGAACTTTTGTAAAAATCATCGCTGACGTTGCGGACGACGTGGCGTTAGAAATGGGCGAAAGTAAACTATCTTAAAGAGTGGACACGTCCACCGGTAAACGGATGTATTATGATAGCGTAAGAAATAAGGCATCCGGAGGGATGTCTTTATTTAAAGGAGAAACACAATGAAAATCAAAGCTTTAATATCTTATTTTGACAAGCAGTTAAACAAGCAGATCGAAGTAGGTGAAATCTATGAGGTCAGCAAGGAAAGAGGCGAGCAGATCATTGGCGTGAACTATGCCGAAGAGGTTAAGGTGAAACGTGGCCGAAAGAAAAATGCAGTTTCAGAAGCTTCCGATTGATGAGATCAGGGAAGCGGACTACAATCCACGAAAGAAGCTGACGCCAAAGGACAGAGAATATCAGGAGATCAAAAGATCCATTGAAGAATTTGGCTATGTCCAGCCGTTGATCGTCAACAAAGACCATACTATCATCGGAGGCCATCAGAGGCTCACAGTCCTTAAGGATCTCGGTTATTCAGAAATCGATGTAATAGTCGTCGATGTCGATAAAACGCAAGAGAAAGCCTTAAATATTGCTCTAAACAAGATTACCGGCCGATGGGATAGCAAGACCTTAAGCGGATTATTAAAGGAACTCAACGGCAATAAATTTGATCTGACACTGACAGGCTTCCAGCCGAATGTGCTTGAACTTGGCATCAGGGGAGACGCTAAAAACACACAGGAAAAATTGGTTGAAGGAATCCTGAATCTTGAAAAGGCACAATTCAGTGGCGTTGGCAAGTACGACATCCCTGAGATCCTTCCGGTTTACGAATTGCCTGAAATCAAGGAATGGATCGGTTTCAATTACGTTCTTTCCGATCCGAATCCTGAGGGCAAGGCGGTGCATTTCTTCATTGATGATTATCAGTTTGAACGGGTGTGGAACAATCCTGAAAAATACGTCGAGAAGCTCAGCAAGTATGTTTGCGTTGCGAGCCCTGACTTTTCACCATATGGTGATATGCCATTGTGTTTGCAGATATACAATCATTACCGGAAACACTGGGTCGCAAGATACCTTCAGGAAAAAGGCGTGACGGTGATACCTACAATCAGGTCGTCAACCGATCAGAGAAGCTTAAACTGGTATTTGGATGGCGAACCGCATGAAAGCATCGTGATATACAGCTCCATGTGGGAAACAAAGAACTTATTTGGTGTTTCAAACGAAAAAGAATGGAAGAAGATGATTAAAACTCTGAATCCGAAGAAAGTGTTTGTTTACGGGGAAATAAACGACACGATACAAAAAAGCGGTGTGCCTATCGAACACGTCGATACGTTCACAGATAAAAGATGGAAAAATGTCGTTTCATAAGCGACATTTGAAACAGCAAACGGCTATACAATAAAAAAGAGGGAAAACAAATGAAAAGAAAAGACAATCTTGGTTTACCTGATAACTGGGAAGAAATGATCCATTTTGAAAGGTGCATTTGGTTGTGCGAGCATTACGGCACAAACGAGTCTGACGCATACGGCAATCTTATATACGACGTAGAGAATATGCCGGAAGATGTGCTTCAGGCCTACAAGGATGTAATCGAATCAAAAAGAGAAGCAAAAACACAGGGTGTAATGTTTGACTAATCATTCATAATCCAGCTTATCGGCAAAGGCAACGTGAAAACGTTGCTTTTTTATTGTCAGCAAGGAGGAATAAGATGGCGAAAGGAAACAGAGGCGGAACAAGTGGCGGTGCAACCGGCGGAGCTGGTGGCAATATCACAGCTACTAGATCGCTGATTTCAGAAAGAGAGAGATTTGGTACTGAAGTCGATCAGGCGTTGTCCGTGCTTAGAGACATTGAAGAAGAATACGACGTATCAGTCGAGGATATGCTTGTTTCAACAATCACGGGAAGAGGTGGCGGAATGACACTCGGTTATTACGACTGGGATGGCAACGTCGCAATCAACGAACAGATGTTCAATAACGCAAGAGAACTGGATCGGGTCTATGACAATTCAGTCAAGACGGGATTTCATCCGGGCAGAGGGAATAAAACCGGTCTACAAGCGGTTATTGCGCACGAATTAGGGCACAGAATCAATTATATTGCCGGCGGTGGCACATGGGATAAGCTGGACTCCAGCGCTCGGACGATCATCCAAAGAGCAACTAGAGCAACAGGAAACGGAAACAAAACCGCACAATTCAGGGCGAGAATCAGCGGATATGCAAAAGAAAACGACTCAGAAGCAGTCGCTGAATCCTTTGCGGATGTCTATCTTAACGGCGCTAATGCGAAAGCAGAGAGCAAGGCCGTCTATAACGAACTCAGAAGGATGTTAGGGAGGTAACACATGAAGAAATTAGGCTATGTTGAGCCAGCATCTTATTTTCCAAAGACAAGCACAAAAAAGACAACAGCAAAGACACAGAATAAGCCAGCAAACAAGAAACCGGCTAAGAAGAAATAGGGCAGTCGAAAGGCTGTCTTTTTAAGGGGGGATTATGGCTAAAGGAGGCAGAGGCGGAAAACGCACCGTTGTAGCGGAACGTCCGCTAAGCAAAGACCAGCTCGATGCTTTGGACTATTACACGCAAGACGGGTATTACATCAATAATATGCTGAGAAACGGCTATGATCTTGACGACAGCGAAAAGGAATTTATCCGTTTATTGGATGAAGCAACAAACAGCACAGTCAAACAGGACGTTTTGTATAGGATCGTCGATGCCAGCACGATATTTGGCGACGGCGTTGACGATTTTGAATACGACAATCTGAAGTCTCATATCGTTTTTGGAGACGATGCGTATGATCGGGGTGCATATTCACAAGGCATTAAGGCAAGAATGGAAAAGCTGGTGCAAAACGCCATTGGAAAAACGCATACAGACAAGGGTTACATGAGTACAACGTTTGATGAAGAAACGGCAAGCCATAAGCAAAGCTCAGAAACACACGGCCGGAACAGGGTCGTTATGAGAATCACCAATGCGAAAGGCGCAAAAGGAAGAGACATCAGCAAGCAATTCAATAGAGAGTGGGATGCCGAAAACGAAGTCCTTTTGGCAAGGAATAACAGTTATCAGGTCAAGAGGATCTATAACAAAGATTACATGATCTATGTAGATGTCGAGTTGAAGAAGTAAAAATGGCAAAAGACAATAGAGGCGGAAAAAGAAGCGGAAATGGGCTGGGCGAACAATTCCATCAAACGGCCAACGAAGCTAGGAAGAAGATCAGGCGCTTAAAAAGAGAAAGAGCGTACATAATCGATCAGAATGGCAGTGTTGTAGCGACACTTCAAGGCCAAGAAGACATGGTCGTCACTCCAAGGGATGTGATTAGAGAAATACAACGAGGCCAGCTTGATTTTAAGAAGAATTATGGTTTTGTTCATAATCATCCATCAGACAGCACGTTTTCACCTGAGGATATAAACGCAATGGTTAGAAGAGGTTATGTCGAGATGTGGGCGGTAACTAAAAACGGCACATATGTGCTTAGATCAAAATCAGAAAACGGCGGTGGAAGCATGGTTTTAGCAACAGGAGCAGAAGAACTCCTGATGCGTTTACAAATTGGTGATACGTATAAGCACGCCGTTAAAATGGCAGAAAAAAGAAAATTCATCAACGCTCAAGAAAGATTCCATTTCATAAAGGAAGAAGAAGACAGATACACAAATCAGCAAATGGACAAGTTTTATAGAAAGAACGCCGGTAAAAACGGCTTTTTATATTCCTTTGTTCCAAACAGAAAATAGAAGATTTGGTCAAACGAAGGGGAAAAATGGAAAAAACAAACATTGTTTATAACATGGACTGCATGGTCGGAATGAAAGGTTTTCCCGATAAATATTTTGATCTTGCTATCGTCGATCCTGTCTATGGTGGGGTAACTAAAGGTGGCTACATGAACGATGATAGAGATGGCAAAGTCATTGGAACTGGAAAAGCGAAACAAAAAGGATATCATAACGGATTGTGGCAACAGAAAAAGACGGATGCTTCATATTTTAAGGAATTATTCAGAGTCAGCAAGAATCAGATCGTATGGGGGGGGCAATTACTTTGCCAATAATTTGCCGGAGTCGCAATGTTGGATAGTTTGGGATAAGAAACATCCTGAAGGCATAAAGTTTGCGGATGGAGAGCTTGCATGGACGTCGTTTAACTCATCGTTAAGGATATTCCGTTTTTTATGGAACGGGATGCTTCAGGAACACATGGGGAAAGACAAGGAAAAGCGAATTCATCCAACGCAAAAGCCGGTCGCATTGTATGAGTGGATATTAAGAAATTACGCAAAAGAGGGCGACAAGATCCTTGATACTCATGTCGGATCAGGGTCGTCACGGATCGCTTGTGCCAAACTCGGATTTGATTTTATTGGCTATGAAATAGACAAAAAGTATTTTGAAGATCAGGAAAATCGATTCAAAGAAGAGGAATACAAAATTCCGTTGTTTTAAAAAGAAATGAGGTAAGTATGGCAGAACAGGAAGGCAGATGGGTAACAGTCAACGGCGCTCACGTCTTTATTAAGGACGGAGAGAGCGAAAATCCGTTTGCAAACATGAAGAAGACCGTCGATAAAAATGAAGAAAACAGCTCATCAAGTATCAGAGAACGAGCAATGAAGAAAGTCAAAGCTACAAGAGACTTTATTGAAAAAACAGTCGCAGAAATCAACGAGCAGAACAATAAGCCGTATGATCCAGCTGATACAAGCGTGAAACTTACAGATACTGACTTACAGGGTATGGTCGAAGCCTTTGGTAAGGAATACGGGTTCAGCTCAAGAGATGAAAACGACGTTCTTGACGAGATCCGCACAAGAGTAGGATGGAGCGGAACGGACGAAGACCGTGAGTTCTATGAAAGAGCGAACAAACGCAACAAAGAATACTGGTCGAATCAGAAGCCATTGCAGAAATACAACGCTCATCCGATGCAAAACAAGGATGAAGAAGAATACAAGTATTGGAAAAATAAGTCTGATGAAGCCTCTTATAACGATCTGAAAAGGAAAGCGGACGAGCTGGCAAAGATGATTTCATGGGTAAAGAATCCGGAATCAAAAGCAGACAAGCAGAAGAGATTAGACGAGATCCATAAAAAGATGGAAAAATACAAAAGATAATAAATCAAGACTGTAAAAGAAAGGAGGCAAAGGCATGGCAAACACCGATAATTTGCTTAAAGGAAATCCGGAAACGCAGTTTAAAAGCGGTCGTGTAGCGGTCGAAAACGGAAGAAAAGGCGGTAAAGCAAAAGCCGAAAAGGCAAGACGTGAACGCACGCTTAGAGAGACGCTTGAAAAGATGCTGTCTTTGCCGATCAACGACGAACAGACAAAGGCTTTCATTCAGAATCTAGGCTTTAACGATGAAGAGCTGGACAACCGCACAGCGATTACCGTTGCGATGTATCAGGAAGCCTTAAAAGGCAACACAAAGGCATATGAGCTTATCAGAGACACCTTAGGAGAGAAACCGGTCGATAAGCTGGCCGTGGAAGAAGCGCCTCAGATCATCATAAAAAGGCCTGATAAATGATCAACGCTTATGAAACAATAGCGCCCTGTTTTTGGGATGTCTTGGACGATACGATCGCAAACGGCCATCGTGAATACTGGCTGAAAGGCGGACGTTCAAGCACGAAATCGTCCTTTATTGCCATTGCTATTATTCTGAATATGATGATTGACGCCTCAAACGGCGTTTTTTCAAACTGTATGGCCTTAAGAAAAGTCGAAAACACCGTTTCCGGCTCGGTATTCAATACGATGATATGGGCGACGGAAATATTAGGCGTTTCTAGTTACTGGAAAATGACAAGAAATCCGATGGTGATGACCTACACGCCAACAGGGCAACAGATCCTTTTCAAAGGATGTGATGATCCCCGAAAAGTAAAATCAACGAAGTTCCGCAAAGGCTATTGCAAGTACATATGGTTTGAAGAGCTGGACGAATTCTATGGCATGGAAGACATCCGTTCTATTAAGCAGTCTTTAATGCGTGGCGGAGACTTTATAAAGGTCTTTTACTCATACAATCCGCCGAAGATCATTTCCAACTGGGTGAATTCCGAAGCGATGCTGGATATCGAAGGAAGGTTAGTTCATCATTCAACCTATTTGGACGTTCCAAAGGAATGGCTGTCTGAGGACTTTTTGATTGAAGCGGAGATCCTGAAGAAGCAGAACGAGCTTTATTATCGGAATGAATACATGGGTGAGGCAACCGGAACAGGCGGTCAGGTATTCGACAATCTCGATTTGCGCAGTGTAGCAGACAAAGAGATCAAAACATTCGATAATATTTTGGACGGCTTGGACTTTGGCTTTGCCGTCGATCCATCCGCATACATTCAGGGCTATTACGATAAAACACGCCGTAAGCTCGTTATTTTTAACGAAATCTATAAAGTGGGGCTATCCAACAGGCAACTGGCCGATGAGATAAAAGAGGTCAAGCGTGGAAGCGCATATATCACTTGTGATTCCGCCGAGCCTAAGTCAATCGCCGAATTGAAGTCTTTGGCCTTACGGGTCAAGCCGGCAAAAAAAGGCGTGGACTCCATCGATTACGGCATTAAGTTTTTACAGAAACTGACGCAGATCGTAATAGATCCGAAGCGTTGCCCGAATACCGCTAGGGAATTCAAGGGGTACGCATATGATATAGACAAAAACGGGAATTTCATTTCCCGATATCCCGACAGAGACAATCATTCAATTGATGCTGTCAGATACATGATAGAAGATTACACGATTGCCAATACATGGGTATTGAGCAACCGCAAGCTAATGTAAAAGGGGGCGCTATGATTCAGATCGCAGACTTAACCGAATACACAGAAGCGGACATCCCTAAGCTGGTCGATAAGATAAAACCGGTATTAGAGAAAAGAAGACGTCTTCATGAGAAATACACACGAAAGGCAAGCGATACGCAAGTGATGTGGTCGCATGGAAACGAAGAGAAGATCGTTACGAAACTGCCTTTTGAGAAATTCATTACGGACTTGGCAACTGGCTACACGGCTGGGAAACCTCGTTACACCGTGAACGATTCAAAGGACGAAGAGAAAAACCGCCTGATCGAAGAGCTGTTGGACAAACAGAGCAAGGATGATGATTATTCAAAGGGAATGGAAATCCTGATTGAATACATCACAAATTACAACGACGACGATACGGAAAACTATGATTTGATTCACGATATTTTCGAACTCACATCATGTTATGAAGTGATTTATGAAAACGAAGACAATGAAATCGTTTATGCAAAGTATGATCCGCTTCAGACCGTCGCAACGTGGGATTACGACATTCCGGCCAATCTTACCGGCTTAGTCAGGCTATGGGAAGAAAAGAACGCTATTGGCACAGTAACACAGAAGTGTGAAGTGACAGACGTAAACGGATCGAGAACGTACATTGTCGGCAAGGAAACCGCCGAAGAGATCGTCGAACAACGTTTGAATACAAACTGGGGCGACGTTCCAGCCATTGCGGTTGAAACGGATATGTCTATTTTTGAGACGTGTGAAGACGTGATTTCCGCCTATGAGCAGTTAGTGCAGAACGCAAGAAACACCTATCAGTACAACGATTCCGATTGCAAGCTTAAGATCGTCAATTATCAGCCTCAGAATCCGATGACGACGACAAACGAACAGGGCGATATCGTGGTGAATCAGGCAAGGATCGAAGAAGACAATATGTGGATCAAGTCAAGGACGATCTATGTGGGCGAAGGGGGCGACGTGACATGGCTCTCCAAACCGGTCGATGCCAATGGCGTGCAGACAATGCTCAAGATTTACATTGATCTGATCTTCCAGCTGGCTGGCATTCCTAACACAAGCGACTTGGCGTTCAATTCCGCAGACCTCAATGCTTCCGCTATCGATAGAAAATTCTATGTAATGAACATGAATACGGAAAATATCGTCGCACAGCTTAAAAAGGCCTATCTGAGACGCTGGGAGCTTATCTTTAACAGAATCAACCTGAAGAAAGGCACGTCCTTTGATTTCAGGGATATTCAGATCGAGATCCCGAAGAACTTGCCGGCCAATGATGTCGAATTGATCGATGAAATGTTAAAACTGAACGGTTTGATTTCACAGCAGACGATTGTCGAGAAGCTCGGCTACAACTATCTTTCCGAAAAAGAAAAGATGGATCAGGAAACGGAGTCAAACATGATTCAGAATATCGAACGGATGCAGATGCTCCAGCAAAACGGAATCAATCCGGCGACGAATGAACCGATTGAAGAAGAAGAGACAAAAACAGTAGAAGAAAATGAAGAATTATGATGATGGCGTCAAATTGCAAGTCCTGAACATGGATCTTGAATCTGATTACAGGAAGCAGATCCTTACAGACAAGCAGATTATAGACCGGCGCTGGCGCAAAACGGAAAAGGCAATGCGTCAGGCCTATCCGCACATCGTCAAAGCCTATCGGCAGATCGGTGATGATTTGCTGGATATGTTAAAAGACATCGATTTCACCTATGAGAAGCTCAATAAAACCGTCACGCCGAAAGTGAGACGTTATGTCTCAGACAAAATTGAAACGTGGGGCGATTTGGGGCTTCTCACGGGCTATTTGGGCTATTTGGCAAGCGCACATACATGGACATATAAAAGTGTCCTGAGGCTTCTTATTTGCGGTTGTTATGCCAATCGATTCCGCAAGATCAGAAGAGTGTCAAACGACGTTTTCAAAGTGGCTTCCGTTGATGCTTACGCTCAATCCATTGCGGATCGTGGCGTGAGCCGTTTTGTCTTGCTGACGCTTCCGATCATTCTGTCCTTTGCCATGATGCCGGTGATGGGGAATACCTACATTGAGTATTTGGACGGAGTTTTAATATCGCAAGTGGAACAGGCGGAAGGTTTCTTACTGGTGAACCTTCAAAGAAGCATAGATATTGATGAAAACGGCTTGAAGATCGTTTTGATTAAGCAGATACACCGCATATTGAAAGTGAACGGCAATAAATTCTCAGGGGGCTTGGACGATGCAACAAGGAACGTATCAAACGAAGCTTATACTTTTGAACCGGAAAACCGCAATCAGCGTGTGCGCTTCATTGCGGAAATGGATGAAAGGACTACTGAGATGTGCCGTTCCTTAAACAATCAGATCTTTAACACCGTTGATGAAAATGAGTTCATTCGTTATTCGGACAGCGCAAAGCAAAACGTCAAGGTCAAATGCAAAGGCCTTGTGCAAGGTCTCAATATGCCACCGATCAACGATCATTTTCACTGGTGCAGATCAACCTTAACCTATCAGGTTTAAACACTGTCTTGTCGGCAGTGTGCAGAGCGTAAAATTTTTCTTTGGAACGGGTTTTTTAAATCTTTTTCCCGTGTGTTTTCCCTTTCGTTACGCTTTGCACAGTACCGATGAGGTACTAGAACTATACAGTTCTTTCGTCACAATGTATGGACTGGCAAGAAGCGCTTTAGGGCGCTTTTTGATGGTTTGGACAAGGAGGTAAAACGATGGACGAAAATGTAAACGCCGTTCCTGAAACGGCAAGTGAAGATGTGGCTACACAGAAGCCGACTTTTGATGATTTGCTGAAAGATCCTGAGTATCAGGCCGAATTTGACCGCAAGGCCGAGGGCATGAAGAAAAAGTGGGAAAGCAATTGGCAGAAGAAAGCTGAAAAGGAGCGCTCAGAAGCCGAAGCATTGGCAAAAATGACTGAAGAAGAGAAGCACCAGCACGAACTTCAGAAGCTGGAAGCGGAACGCAAACAGGCCATCAATGAGCTGAATGCTTACCGGTTAAAGGACGAAGCAAGCAAGATCGCATCGGAAAAAGGAATCGACAATTCCCTTTTGTCTTTGATCGACTATTCCACCGCAACGGCGGAAAACGTCAAGGAAAAGATCGACCTGATTGAGTCCACCTTTAACAAGGCTGTCGAAAAAGCGGTCAATGAGAAGCTGAAACAGCCACGTCCTCAGGAAATCAGGGGATCTCATGTTTCCTCTGAAAAACAGTATTTAAACGAAAAATACAAAGATAATCCGTATTACAAAAAATAAGGAGGCAATATGTCAATTTTATACGGCACACAGAATGTTGACGAGAGATATTCACCGATCGTCGAACCTAATCTTTACACGGATGATATCCTCATCCCGAACGTAACTTTTACCGCTAAGTACAGTGTTGGCCCAGCCGGTCAGATTTTTGTTCACAAGCTGGACAAGAAAGCTGTCGCTGTTGGAACTCCGGGCAGAGACTTCACCGATGTAGCAGCAGACGACGAGCTGATCCCGATCGCATTAAACAATAACTACCAGCAGTCAAGAAAGCTCTATGGCGTACAGGCTAACGCTGTTGCTTTTGACATGGGCGAAGAGTATCTGTCCGACGCAATCGCAACCGTTAGAGAAGCAAGACGCTATTCCGCTTTGGCTTGTTTGGCTCAGGAAGGAACAGCTGTTTCCAATACCACCGCAACCACGGCGCAGACTGTCGTTACAAATCTGTTAGCTTTAAGAAAGCAGATCAAAGACAATCACGGCAACGCAAACTTTGCGCTTGTTTCCACCAATATTTACGCTTTGCTGTTAGGCGAAATCGGCATCCGTGAGGTTTACGATCCGGCTGTCAGAAGCGCTGAACTCATGAGACGTTTCGGTCTGAACATCATGGAATGCAACGGCTTTGATGAAGCACAGGCAAAATACTATGATTCAACCGGTACTCTGAAGACTGTCGATCTTACCAAGATTGAAATGATCGTCGGTGACTATGAAGCGTTCTCTCTTGTAGATAACCTTGAAGTTATGAGAATCGTTGATTCCGAAATGTTCGCTGGCTCAAAGGCTCAGGTCGAAATCAACTCCGGTCTCAAGGTCACTCAGCCGGCAGAAATCGTTGTCAAGAAGATCGCATCCGTATAGGATGTGACAAGGAGCGTCTATGACGAAAGCTAATCTATTAAGCTCAATCAAAACCGATTTAGGCGCAAACTATCAGGAAAGCGATAGTACATTGTTAGGAGCGTTATTAGACGAAGCTGTCAATGACGCTCTTATCGCATCAAACCGCATCCAGTATTCAAACACGCAAGAGGGTCTTGAAAAACAGCTGGATGTGTTAGGATCAAATATCCGCAAGTGTGTAAAGTCCATGTATCTGATAAGGGGGGCGGAAGACGTCAAGTCTCAATCTGTTTCCGGTCTGTCCTCAACCTATGAGAACGCCATCGAAACAATGACTTATGACATCATTCGTTCCAATAAAAGGGTATTGATGTGAAACAGTTACGGTATCTGATCGACGTTGAGGTAGACAAGGCTACAAACGTAAAACAGGCAAACGGAACAATTATTGCTTCTTATGAGACGATATCCGAATTCAAGATCCAGCCTCAGGAATTGACAGACGAAGTAAGCGCATCGGTGTATGGTGCCGACGTCAATCGGATGTATCGCATAAGCTCACCAAGGCACGAATTGGAAAGTTTCCTGAAAAGCAAGCTCAATAATACGTCTGACAACATATCGCTTTACAGCGTGCTTTTTAACGGCTCTCGTTACAGAATCGTGGCCGTCCGCAATAACTGGGCGGACATCGTTTTGATGTGAAAGACATCAAGGAACTGCCTGATTGCTTTGACAAGTTTATACACGATTTGTCGATTAAGCTTGTCTTAGCGCAAAAGTACGCCAACGACGATATGTGGCAAGACGCAAAGAACAGGATTGAGATTCCGCAAGAGGCAAGGAATACTCAGCAGTTTGTTGCGTATAGTCAGTCTATCAAGACAAAAGATCCGGAACTTAAAAACGGCGTGATCGAATCCTCTGTCTATTCCGATTTGCTGGTAGGAGGCCAATCGAAGTGGGCGGATGTTCCCGTCGGTGCATTCCTTGAATGGGGAACTGGCCGGCTGGGTGAAGCATCCAACACTTACGAACATGGCTATGATTACACGACTTTACAGCCGTGGGATTACCATACATGGCTACAATACTTGCAAGTCGGATCGTGGGGGATCGTCGCACGTCCGCATCTATATCCGGCGTTTTTACACACGCAGAACATATTTGAAGAGAACGTCAAGATAGCAGTGGAGGAAGTATGGAATTCGAAAACATAAGGGAAATGATACAGAACGCCTTAAACAGTATCGAAGACGTCGATTCCGGCGTGCCGATTCCCGATGGGATGGTGCAAGAGGGAAAGACGTATTTTGGATATGAACTCCAGCAGAACTACCGTGGATCGGACTTAAACAAGAGATATGTAATGCAATTAGACCTGACGGGGCGACTTGTCAGGAAGGAAAACGCTCAAGAAAACACCTTACAGATCATGGACAACGCCTTAGAAGAAATCAAAGAGGCGTTAAAGAGTTTGAATTTTAAGTATTCTTACAATGATATTTCATTTCAGGACGGCATCAGAAAAATGCTGGTAAAGGCCAACGTGAGATATTACGAAGAGAATAACACCTTAATTGTTTAGGAGGAATTTTATGTATAAAATTTCAGCTGGATCGAAGCTTTCATACGGTGCTTTAGGGAACGATGAAGCTTATCCTACAACATGGACGGATCTTGCCGGCTGTACGGAAATCCCTGAGATCGGAAGCGCACCGGACACCGTTGAATCAACGACCTTGGACAATCTGAAATACAGATCCTATGTCTTGGGTTTACAGGATTTAGGCACGTTAGACTTTCCGTTCAATCTTGAAAGCCCATCCGCAACGTCTAATATCAACGTTATCGCTGGATTAAACGCAAATACGTTATATGGATGGAAAATCACTTATGCGTCAGGTATTACGGTACAGTTAAAGTCAAAACCGTCCTATTCGTTCAATGCGGTAGGCATCAACGAGATCGAATCGTTCACGCTTCATCTTACGCCTGAAACTGAACCGACAATCACCGTTCCGCAGTCTGTATAAGGGAAGTCACAAAGGCTTCCCTTTTTTATGAAAGGAGAAATATGAAGACATTTACTTACGTTTTAAATGATGAAGAAATAGAGTTAAGACTTACGTCGTCAGACGCAATTAAAATCGAAGACACTTATAAGGTGAAATTGCTGGATTTCATTCAGGATTATTCAATTAAAACGATCGTCACCTTATTGAGATATATGAGGAAAGGCGCTTCAGGCAAACCGCAGTCACAGGAAGACGCAGAAAAGCTGTTTGACAAACTGGTGGATTCCGGCCTTGCCTTGGAAAATATCCTGACGGATATTATCTTGCCGGCGTGTGAGAAAAGCGGACTTTTAACAGAGAGCGACCTTCTCAAGATTCAGGAAGCGAAAGAAGACAGCAAGGAGAGGGCAACGCAAGGGTAACAGGCTACATTGAGTCCTTGTACGGGGCTTTGGCGGAATATGGGGTTTCATACTCTGAAATGTATGAAATGACATTGAGAGAGCTTATTGATACTCTGTTGGCAAACCGCAGAGGATTTGGCTATCGGGCGTGGAAACAGGCCTATCTTACGGCGTGGGCTGTTATGGGCAAGAATTTCCCTCGATCACCGGAAAAAGCGTCGCCTGAATTATTTGCTCAGCAGAAAAAGAAAACAATCAAAATGCCGGAAAATCTTTGGAAAAAGGAGATCCAAAAAATGGGAGGCAAAATAGAGTATGAATGAAGAATTTGCGATAAA